GCAAATTTATCTGAAAAATTATCTGAAGATGATATTGTAAGAGGAGATACTCCTGACTACTTGACAACTAATGATATAACAAAACAAATTGGAGCTTTACAACAAAAAGGATCAGCATACTGGGATAAGAAACATCCAGCTCATTCTGTAGCAGTTGAAGAAGTAGCAGCATTAATTCGTAAGAAAAATAACGAAGATGCGTAACAGTTTTATCTAACGAAAGTTAGGTGAATAAAATCAAAGACAATCGATAAGACCTTTGTTGACGTTAGGAAAGACTAACATCTGAATGATGTAAATTTCAGGAAGATCCGCAAGGATAATCATCCGTTTAATTAAACTTAAACTAACATAAATAAAGGAGGAACTTATTATGAGTTCTAACATAACAACTTCATTCGTTGAGCAATACTCTTCGAATGTAACTTTACTTTCTCAAGCAATGAGTAGTAAATTAAGAGGTGCTGTTGACGAAGAAAGTATCGTAGGAAAAAATGCGTTTTTTGAACAAATTGATTCTACAGCAGCAGTTCTGAGGACTTCAAGACATGGAGATACACCTCAAATCGATACACCACACAGCAGAAGAAGAGTTTCACTTTCCGACTATGAGTGGGGAGATCTTATTGATGATACTGATAAAATCAGAGCATTAGTAGATCCAACTTCAGCTTATGCAAAAAATGCAGCAGCGGCAATGAACAGAGCAATGGATGATGTAATCATTACAGCATTAGCTGGTTCAGCGTCATCTGGTGTAGCTGGAGCAACTGGAGTAGTTTTACCTTCAACTCAAAAGTTTGCGACATCAGATCAATCAGATGGTTTGACAGTAGCTAAACTTTTAGCAGCAAAGAAAAACTTTGATAACAATGACATAGATCCTTCAAGAAAAAGATATATCGTTTGCGCTCCTCAAAGTATTGCTGACTTACTTGCAATAACAGCGGTTACTTCAAGTGACTTCAATACTGTTAAAGCATTAGTTCAAGGTGAGATTAATACTTATCTAGGATTTGAGTTCATCATGTCTAACAGACTTAAATTTGATGGAACAAATGGCGATGACAGATTAATTTATGCTTTCACAGAAGATGCAGTTAAACTTGCTATCGGAAGTGACATCAAAGCTAACATATCTGAAAGAGCTGACAAATCTTACTCTACTCAAGTTTACTACGCTATGTCTTTAGGCGCAGTAAGAATGGAAGAAAAAAAGGTTTTTCAAATCCCTTGTCACGAATAATAATAATAATAGGAGAAAATAAATGACTACATTAAATACTGGTATCGTAGCAAACACTTTAGCTTCCCCGCAAGTTCTTAATGACGCTGCCGAATTACATGGCGTTTTAAGAGTTGCTGCTGGAACTGCTGAATTAGCTGCTGGCGATAGCACAGACAACGATGTTGTTTTGTTAGCACCTATCTCAAGTAAAGCAACGATCTCTCAACTTTTTGTTGGATCAGATACTTTTGGTGGTTCTTGCACAATGAATGTTGGTGTTCACAATTACGATGGCACAGTTGCAGACGAAGATTGTTTTGCAACAGCTGTAGCTGATGCTGCGGCAATGGCTGACGTTAGAACTGAAGCAGCTACAATTAACACAGTTGGACAAAAGCTGTGGGAAATTGCTGGTTTAAGTTCAGATCCAGGAGGATTGTTATATGTTTCTATAACTTTCGCAGCAACTGGTGGAACTGCTGGTACGCTTTCATGGAATATTAGTTACGCAGTTAATTAATAAATAAAATTTTAGGGGGAAGCGGGAGACTTAATCCCCCTAGAGTGCATGATAAAGAAAACAGAAAAACCCAAAACCATTACTCATTTACAGAGTGGAAATTATATTTACAGATACGTTTTGGTTGACAGATTTAAAACCGATACAAAAAACCATTTTGGTTTTGATAAAAAATTAGAACAAACTGAAGCGGAAATTTTTGCTTTAGTAACACCAAGAAAATTACGAAGAAAATATATAATTAAAAAATAGGAGACACCATGGCTAAAACTGGATTATACGCTAACATTCACGCTAAACGTAAACGTATCGCTGCGGGTAGTAACGAAAAAATGAGAAAAGTAGGATCAAAAGGATCTCCAACAGCAGCTAACTTTAGACGTTCTGCTAAAACAGCAAAGGCATAATAAATGGCATCAGTAGTTCAAATTTGTAATTCAGCATTAAATCAATTAGGAGCAAGTTCAATTACAGCTCTTACAGAAAATTCAAAAAATGCTAGACTTTGTAATGAAAGATATGAAACAATTAGAGACGCTGTTTTTAGATCTCATCCTTGGAATTGTTTAATTAAAAGAGTTCAATTAGCTAAAGATACAGATACTCCAGCGTGGGGTTTTAGTTTTCAATACACATTACCCGCTGATTGTTTAAGAGTATTACAGATTAGAGATTATGCTTCAGATTATAAAATTGAAGGTAGAAAATTATTAATAAATGAAGATAAAGTTTTTTTAATTTATTCAGCACAAATTACCGATGTCAATGAATTAGATGTTTTGTTAAGAGAAACTATATCTGCGGGTATAGCTTCAGATATTTCTTACGCAATCACTTCTAATTTACAAGTTACAAAACTTATGACAGAAAAATATGGTTTAAAATTATCAGAAGCAAGACATACAGACGCTAGTGAAGGATACAACACAGATCCAACATTAGGTAATACAGATCAAGTAATAACAGAAGATTTCTTAAACAGTAGATTGTAATTATGCCAAAACAACTTTTAAGCATACCGAGCTTTACGGCTGGGGAGCTTTCATCCTCTATGGAGGGTAGAACAGATTTTGCCAAGTATTTTAATGGTGCAAGAAATATTGAAAATTTTGTTGTGTTACCTCACGGGCCAGTAACGAGACGACCAGGCACACAATTTGTATCTGAAATAAAAACCTCATCTGCAAAAACAAGATTAATTCCTTTTACATTTTCAACTGAACAAACTTATATTTTAGAATTTGGTAATCTTTATATTAGATTTTTTAAAGATAGCGGACAAATTACAGAAGGGAATAAAGTTATTTCTGCAATTACTAAAGCTAACCCTGGAGTAGTAACAGCAACTTCACATGGTTATGCTAATGGAGATTTTGTAAATATTTCTGGTGTTGTTGGAATGACAGAGGTTAATAATAAAACTTTTAAAGTTGCAAATAAAGCAACTAATACTTTTCAATTAACAGACATTGATGGCAATAATGTAAATACAAGTAGTTTTACAACTTACTCATCTGATGGGATAGCAAATAGAATTTATCAAATTACAACAGAATTTACAACTGCACAACTGTTTGATTTAAAATTTGCTCAATCTGCTGACGTTATGTATATTTGTCATCCAGCTCACGAAGTAGAAAAATTATCAAGAACGGGTCACACTTCATGGAGTTTAGATGAAGTTGATTTTTCAGACAACGGGCCATATTTAGATCCTAACACTACAGCAACAACTATAACTCCTCAACAAGCAGCCGCAGCTTCTGGTAAAACTTTAACTTTATCTGCTACAACTGGTGTTAATGGTAGTGTCGGTTGGCTTGCAACAGACGTTGGAAGAATTGTAAAATTTAATGGAGGCACAGCAATTATTACAGCTCGAACAAATGCAACAGTTGCGGTTGCTACAATCTTAACTGCATTTACTAACGATAATGCAATAGCCGCTTTTCAACTTGGTGCATTCTCAGATACTACTGGTCATCCATCCTCAGTTTCATTTTTTGAACAAAGATTAGTATTTGCTGCAACATCCGATCAACCCCAAACTATGTTTTTTTCTAAATCTGGAGACTATGAAAATATGTTGACGGGAACTAATGATGATGATGCTATGGTTTATACTATTGCCTCAAATCAAGTTAATGCCATCAAATCTTTAAAAGCTACTAGAACTTTAATCTGTTTAACAACGGGTGGCGAGTATGCTGTATCTTCTGGAAACTCTACCGCTATTACCCCTACAAATATTTCTATTGTTAAACAATCTAACTATGGTTCTGCTAATGTTGACGCATTATCTATTGGTAACGCAACTATCTTTTTACAACGTGCAAAAAGAAAATTAAGAGAGCTTGCTTATAACTTTGATACAGATGGTTATGTTGCTCCCGATTTAACTATTCTTTCAGATCACATTTCCGACACGGGTATTGTTCAAATGGATTACCAACAAGAACCTTATTCTGTCGTATGGGCTGCAAGAACAGATGGCGTATTGTCGGGTCTAACTTATAATAAATTAGAGAATGTTGTCGCCTGGCATCGTCATATCATTGCTGGAAAATCTGATACGACTAAAAATATTATTCAACAACAAATTTCTTTTACATCTAATGCAACAATAGTTAGCACAGCAAATAACACAATTACTTCTGCTT